TAGATGTACTAAAGGGCCAGCCTCTTGACAAGACCAGCCCTATAGTTTATCTAAGATTAAGCAGCGTTGTAGTTTGCTGTGATCAATGCTTCTGGGCGCAAGATTTTACGTCCATATAGGTGCATACCACGTACAATGTCTGCGAATGAATCAGGGTCACGGTAGTTCTCAACTTTGTTGATTTGCTCCGCTGAAGCTACTGCTTCGTCCTGACCAGCTACGATAACACCATAGTTAGTAGACTGTGCAGTTGTACCTGATGTTGCAGCACCAGTACCCAAGTATGGTAGGTTGTTAGACACATAAACACGGAAGCCGTGTAGGTTGTTTAGAACCAAGCCATTCATTAGGCCAGCACCACCGAAGTCAGCGTTAAGTACACGTGAATCTTCGTCTTTTAGCATCTCTACGAATACTGGGTCCAACACGATCCAACGACCACGTGAGTCAACGTTCGCTGTGTCCATCTGACGAGCCATACGTGCGATGACTGTTAGAGGAGAAACAGTTGTTGCTGACAATGATGTAGCACCTGGAAGACGTGGAGCTAGTGGGATAGAGTCACCTGCTGAAGCTGAACCTGAGATTGTCAAGCTGCTAAAGTCAGTTGCGTCTAGCTTGTTAGCTGCCAATAGTTCGTCAGAACCTGCTGCTGAGTTTGCTTTGTCACCAGAGGCTGTTGTGTTAGCCGCCCATGAACCTGCACCACCTGTGTAACCAGATAGGTAACCCAAGCACTCTTCGTCCATTGCGTCAGCCATCTTATATGCTGCACGATCAGCAGCCAAAGATGTGAAGTCAACGTGCGAGAACTGCTCTTCGATGTCATCCATCTTAAATGCGAAGTAGTTGGCTTTATCAATGGTCAACGAGAAGTCTTGGTCATCTAGTTTCTCAACAGAGATAGATGTGTGACGCTGTAGAGCGTTGACTGTTACGTCTGGCTCTTTCTGGATACGAACTGTATCACCTTGGTTGGCGATCTCACCGAAGTAAGAGTTGTTCGTGATTGCGTTTGTGACAGCAGTTTTGCGTAGAGCAATCTGTGCCTGTTTGGAGTAGATAATCGGAGAGAAGTTTCCGTTAAATCCACCCGATGCGGATGTAATAGCCATAGGTTAGTTTCCTTTCATAGATATGGCGTGGAGTTTAGACACTACATATTCACTGAAAGAGGCTCTTCATAGTAGGGTAGTCAGCATTGCATTGAGGGTGGCCGCCCTGTCTGCGCTGGGCCTATACGTTGAGGTAGTCTTATTGTGGCTAGTGCTTGTAAAAGCATACACACTTATTTTGTGTATATACTATAGTTTTACTTATGAATCTTTATTTGTCAAGCTATTTCTTTGACATATCATAAATAAACTTTCCTTGGCGCTGGGCTTCGAATATCTCTTCCATGCGCTTCTCATATTCTTTCATAGACATCTTAGCTACCTGTGACTCACTAAGATACTTAGATGCTTCGTCATGCTCTGGTGTAGTGTTACGTTTTGTACGTACAGAGGATGCAGCTTCCTTGTCATTGCTAGATGTCTTCTTACCAGTGATACCCTTGTCAACTTTATACAAGTCAATCACACGAGCTACAGACTTAGCATCATCTACATTCTCGTATAGAGCATCTTGTACCCACTTAGGCTGATCTTTAGCCCACTCATGGAATACATCATCTGAGCGAATCTCACCAAAGTCAGGGTGTAGTGCAGCTAGTTCAGCTTCAGCTTTCTCACGCTTAGCTGTGATGCGTAGCTCTTCGATCTCTTTCAGGCGAGTATCTAGTGATGCAGCTTTCTCGTCAGCTTTCTTTGTAGCAATAGCTTCTACGATACCTGCTACGTCTGGATACTTCTTAGCCCAAGCTTCGATCTCTTCGTTTGACTTAGGTAGTACAAGCTCATTCTTAGTAGCCGCTTCTAGTTGTTGCTCTAGCTTTTCTAGCTTAGCAGCTACTTCTTTTTCTTTCTCTTGCATGTGGCGGCGTAGATCACCATAGCGTTGCTTAAAGGTTTTCTCTTCAGCGCTTAGGTCTGCATCATCCGCTTCTTGTGCTTTGGCTTTAGCTGGCTTTTCCTCTTTTTGTTCAGGTACACTTTCTGCCTGAACTGAGGTGTTCTCAGTGCTTTCGCTATCGGATTCACTATCGGTGGCTTCTTCCTGCGTTTCATCTTCTTGCACCATGCCAGCTTGTTTCATAAGCTCACGTAGTTCTTCTTCATCACGATTAACTCGTGCCATGTTACGTAAGTGTGATGCTGATTGCACCTCTACTTGTTCTACTTCAGCCATTGTTTACTCCTTATGTTGGGGCCAGTCAAGTTATAACTGGGTAGCCTTATAGTTATATTGGATTATTCTTCCTCTTCTTCAGCAGTGTTAGTGCTGTATGTATTACCTTCGTATTCGAATGTACCTCCACTACCTTGCTCAGCCCGTGCTGCTGCAAAAGCCTCACCAAAGCTAGAAGGTTGAGAGTTATTGTTATTAGAAGATGGTGTAGTATTGTTATCATCACCTGTACGACGAGCACCACCAATAGAATCACGTAATCCTGGGTTACCTTCTGCAATACCTGCTTCACCGTCAAAGCCTAAGAAGTCACCTAGCCATGTATCACCAAATGATTTCTTACCATCTCCGTCTGAATCAGCTAAGTTCTCATACAAACTAGACTCACCGCCGAAGATACTACCCTTCTTCTCTAGTCCTGACTTCTCAAACGCTTCAGGGTCTTCTGCTTGTAAGCGATCTAGTACATCATTATATCGTGCTACACCTGCTGTGTTAACTAGAGCAGCAACAGGTAGACCTGCCATAGAAGCAATACCTGAAGCGATATTAGTCATAGTAGACATACCTCTAGCAGTCTCTTCTAGTTTTTCTGTAGGTATAGCATCTAAGTCAAACTCTTCAGGAGCAGGTGCTTTTGCACGTACTGGATCATCATCATCTTGTGAAACCTGTGGTGCTTCTTCTTGCTGAGCTACTTCACCTTTTAGAGTATAACCTGGTGGGATCATACCCATAGGTTCACCATCAAAGAATGGGATAGTGATCTCCATACCTGAAGCATTTACATAGGTACGATACTCTAGTCCACCTTGGAAGTCTGGACCTGCCATGCCGAACTGTGTTAGGTCAGGCTGTTGGATGTATGCTGGTACGTTAAGGCCACCTGCTTGGAAGCCCATGAGTCCACCATTAGCAGCACCTACCGCTTGTTCTTCTTGTGGTGCTTGGGCCATGATAACCATAAGGTCTTCATCAGAAATACCAACGTCACCCGTTTCTTCTTCGATAGGCTCACCGCCAATACGACCATTAGCTTCCATTTCAGCCAAGCCCATCTTAGCCTGTGCACGTAAGTCCTCAAAGAACTTGACACCATAGAAACGTAGAACATCAGCAGGGACAACATATTCACCCTCACTTAACATAGCAGGAATATCATCACGTACTTCTTCAGGTAGAGAACCAGGTGGTACTTCATTGCCTGACACAGGGTCTATATCTGTACGGCTAGACTTAAATACCGCATCCATTTGTTCATCCATAGCTACTCCACCTTCTGCATATCCTGCGTAGTCTTTATCTAGTTTTGCATTCTTAGCAAGAACCAGAGGCCCAATCTGTATTACTTCATCTGCTTCACGTACTGGAACGTGACGATTATCTGCACCCCTTACATAGAAAGAACTCTGTCTACGTGGGTCAAAACCTACCTGTGTCCATTCTGGGTCATTAAGAAGAGCAGCAGCTTTTTCACGAATTGCATCTGCGTCTAAGTCTTTAATCTCACCTGATACAGTAGCATACCCAGTTTTACCCATCTCACCTGTGCCAATCTTTTCACCTGTCTTCTGTGAAGCTGCAAAGCGTACAGGTTTATCACCTACACCTTTGTAGTGAATAGCTTTAGCGTAGTGTGTTACACCTTTTTCTGCGTTAGATGTACCTGCAACAATCCAAGTATCAAAGCGCTGATAAGCAGGAATATCTAAACGTCCATTAAAACGATCACCTACTTTTAGACCTGATTGTGTAACACCTAGTGCTTCAGTTGTATCTGCAGGTAATATGAACCTACCTTTTTCACGTTGATCAGGTTTAAGTGAAAACACTGTAGCTTTATTGCTAGGCTCTCTAGGTAGTGCATCCCAAGACTCTACAGGTTTATATGTATTAATATTCTTTAGGTGCTGTTCTCTTGTAATCTTACCATCACGTAATGCTTGTGCTGATTCTTCTAGCTCTGGTGTACGGATAGTAGGACTTGTTTCACGCATATCCTTTACAAGTGCTTCTGCGTTTGTTTGCCAAGTCTTAGCGTCTTCTGCAGAGTCTAATGCTGAAACACGTGCATCATATTCTGTGTTAGATACTTGACGTGTAGGCTTTATTTGTTTTTTACTTGTTAAATACTTATCGTATGATTTACGAA